GGACACCTTTGAAATCCACGCGGATAACGCTCCCGGTGCAGAGGTGCAGGAAGCACGCATTTCTCTGTACTGCCAAGGTAGCTACACGAAGGAAAAGAACGCCATTGTGAAGGCACTTTTGGCAGCGGATCTCACAATAACTGACCGCAGATACATCGGCTATGAAACCGAAACCGGCTACTTCCACTATGTGGTGGATGTGGCACAATGCTATGAATTGGAGGAATGACTATGGCCACAATTGGTCTTGATAAGCTGTATTATGCCAAGATTACCGAGGATGAGGAAGGCAACGAAACCTATGCAACCCCGGTGCAGCTGGCAAAGGCAATGACCGCAGATCTGTCTGTGGAGCTTGCTGAAGCAACTCTGTACGCAGACGATGGTGCTGCGGAAATCGTGAAGGAGTTTAAGTCCGGCACCCTGTCCTTGGGTGTGGATGACATTGGGGGCGGTGTCGCATCCGATCTTACCGGCGCAACCATTGATGCCAATGGCGTCGTGGTGGCCACCGCTGAAGATGGTGGCACTCCCGTTGCGGTTGGATTCCGTGCCAAGAAGTCCAACGGCAAATATAAGTATTTTTGGCTGTACCGTGTGGTGTTCGGTATCCCCGCAACCGCTCTTGCTACCAAGGGTGACAGCATCACCTTTAACACTCCCACCATCGAAGGTACGATCCTTCGCCGGAACAAGGTAGATGCTTTGAACAAGCATCCCTGGAAGGTGGAGGCTACCGAGGGCGATGCCGCTGTTACCAACGGTATCATTGCCAACTGGTATAAGCAGGTGTACGAGCCGAGCTATGCCGCACAGACCACGGAATAAGGAGGGCTAACAAATGAATAATCGCACTTCAACAATTCTCATTGGTGGTGAGGAATACACCTTGCTGCTGACCACCAAGGCTACCAAGGAAATCGCCGGTCGTTACGGCGGCTTGGAGAACTTGGGAGACAAGCTGATGAAATCGGAGAACTTTGAGATGGCGCTCGGTGAGCTTGTTTGGCTCATCACCTTGCTTGCCAATCAGCCGATCCTGATTCACAACATCAAGCACCGGGACGATCCCCGGGAGCTGCTGACCGAGGACCTGGTGGAGCTGCTGACGGCTCCGGCAGACTTGGCTACCTACAAGGCAGCAATCACCGACGCTTTGTACAAGGGCACCAAGCGGAATATCGAAAGTGAGGCGGACACAAAAAACGCGGCAGTCGAGTAAGTGACGAGGAGTTATTTACTCGACTTTTATATTACGGGTTAGCCCACCTCCATCTGTCCCAGGATGAGGTGGATCTTATGTGCTTCGGCCTTCTTTTAGATCTGTGGGAATGTCATAAGCAGTATTCCGGCATCTGCAAACCGAAACGGGAACGCTTCATTGACGATATCATCCCGGACGGAATCTAGCAAAGGAGGTGGTGTAAATGGCAGATGAATTTGGCTTAAAAATCGGTCTTGAGGGTGAGAAGGAATTTAAGAAATCCATAGCGGAAATCAATCAGGAATTCAAAGTCCTCGGCTCGGAAATGAAGCTGGTCACCGCCCAGTTCGACAAGAACGACAACTCCGTAGAAGCATTGACAGCTCGGCAGGAAGCCTTGGGCAGACAAGTGGATGCACAGAAGCAGAAGGTGGAAACTCTCCGTGCTGCTCTTGCTAATGCCCAGGAGTCCTTCGGAGAAAATGACCGCAGAACCCAGTCCTGGCAGATTCAGCTGAATAATGCGGAAGCCGCTTTGCTGGATATGGAGCGCCAACTGAAGGATACGACCACCGCATTGGATCACGCCGGCGATGAGATGGATGACACCGGTGACGAAGCTGATGATATGGCAGATCAGATTGATGAAGCCGAGGAAGAAGCGGACGAAGCCGGTAAAGGATTTCAAGTTCTGGGGGATATCTGTAAAACTGCCGGTGCGGCAATGACAGCGGCTTTTGCTGCTGTTTCAGCTGCCGCGATTGCCGGTGCAAAGGCACTGGTGGAAATGACCACTGCCGGTGCCGCTTATGCGGATACAGTGCTGACAGAGTCCACGGTTACCGGCATTGCGACCGATAAACTGCAGGAGTACATGTACGCAGCAGAGCTGGTTGATGTGTCCACAGATACACTGACCAAATCTATGGCCAAGCAGATCAAGTCCATGAAAGCGGTGCAGGACGGCACCAAGCTTTCCGTAGAGGCTTATGAAAAGCTGGGAGTACAGGTCACCAATACCGATGGCTCTCTCCGTGACTCCGACACCGTTTACTGGGAGGTCATCGATGCTCTGGGCAAGGTGGAAAATGAAACCGAACGCAATGCCCTGGCAATGCAGATCCTTGGCAAGTCCGCACAGGAACTGAACCCATTGATCGAAGCCGGTGCGGAGCGAATGACGGAGCTGGGCGAACAGGCTCACGCTGCCGGATATGTGGTCAGCGATGAAATGCTGAATGCCTACGGTGCTTTGGACGATCAGTTGCAGTACCTCAATGTTGGCGCTACCGCAGCCAAGAATGCACTGGGTACAGTTCTTCTGCCGGTACTTACAGACCTTGCCACAGAAGGCAATGCTCTGCTGGGTGAGTTTACCAACGGTATTCTGGATGCCAATGGCGACATCAGCAAAATGAGTGATGTCATCGGCGAACTGCTCCCCAAGGTGCTGGATATGATTATGGAGTTTTTGCCGGAGCTGATGGAAATCGCCGGTGAAATCGTTGGCTCGTTAGCTACAGCCATTGTGGAGAATTTGCCTACCATCATCGATACCGCTTCGCAGATCGTTTTTATGCTGCTGCAAGGGCTGATCGAGGCACTACCACAAATCGCAGAGGGTGCGTTGCAGTTGGTGTTGGCTTTGGTTAACGGCATTCTTGCCAACCTGCCGATGCTGCTCAATGCCGCTTTGCAGGCTGTTGTCACTCTGGCAACCGGTATCGCACAGGCATTGCCTACACTGATTCCTACTATTATCCAGGTGGTCATTCAGATCGTGCAGACCCTCATTGAGAATCTGCCGATGATTTTGGATGCTGCTTTACAGCTGGTGATGGGACTGGTTCAGGGTATTTTGGATGCGCTACCGATTTTGATTGCGGCGCTACCGGAAATCATTATTGGAATCGTCACATTCCTGTTGGATGCCATCCCACAAATCATCGAAACCGGCATACAGCTGATAACCTCCCTGGTGGCAGCACTGCCGGAAATCATCACAGCTATCGTTGAAGCAATCCCCCAAATTATCGAGGGTATAATTACTGCTGTCCTTGGGGCAATTCCCCAAATCATCCAGGCAGGTATTGATCTGCTGATTTCCCTTGTGAAGGCTCTGCCGCAGATCATTGTTACCATTGTGGGTGCCATTCCGGATATTATTACCGGCATCATCAATGCTGTTTTGAATAACATCCCCCTCATCATCCAAGCCGGCATACAGCTGCTGACCTCTCTTATTACGAATCTGCCTACCATCATCATCGAGATTGTGAAGGCGATTCCCCAAATCATCACGGGCATCGTCGAAGCGCTCGCCAAGGGCGTGTCGCAGATGGCAGAGGTCGGTGTCAATCTGGTTAAAGGCTTGTGGCAGGGCATTCAGTCTCTTGCCTCTTGGCTGTGGGACAAGGTGTCCGGCTGGATTTCGTCCATTTGGGATGGCATTTGCGATTTCTTCGGTATCGCATCGCCTTCCAAGGAGATGGGATGGATCGGTGAGATGCTGGTGGACGGTCTTGCCGGCTCCATCAAGGATAACGGCAAGGATGCTGTCAAGGCGGCAGAGGGAATGAGTGCCGACATTAACGATGTTATGCACGGTTTGGCAGAGGATATGGAAACCGCACTGCCTACTGACTTCACCGTTGATGGAAACATTGGCGCATCCGTAAAATCGGCGGCAAGCGGTGCGACTGCTCCTACCGGGTTGCAGTTGGTGCTGAACATTGCCACCTTTAACAACTACACAAACGAGGATATTCAGCAGCTTACCAATGAGGTGCTGGTAACTGCCGGACAGTTCGCAAAGCGGAAAGGAGTGG